CCACCCGCTAATATAAATATATTAGGTGCATCTGACTTTGGTTACTTGGTAATTTGTTTACCAAACTTTGGTCCTGATTCGCAAATAGTATTCTCCTCAAGTCCTTTTGTTTTTAAAATGGGAAAGAATTTGAAAGATGTAAGAGAACAAGATTACATATTATTAACAGGAGATCCAGCAATAATGGTTGTATCTGGTGCAATAGTAAGTAATAATACCAACGGCAAATTTAACCTCTTGAAATGGGATCGACGAGAGTCTAAATACTATCCAATTAACTTCGATCTTTATCAGAAAGGATAATAATGAGTAATGAAGTAACAAACATGATGTTAAAAGATTCAAAAGATCTTTTAGATAATGTAGAAGTATCTACAATTGCAGCAGAATGCATAAACTTAAAACAAAAAGAGGATGAGATAACAGAGTTAGAAGAAAAATTAAAAGCTAAAAAAGAAGAAGCTGATAATATTAGTTCTAATATCATTCCAGAATTATTGGCCGAGCAAGGTTTGAGTGAAATTAAACTTGCAGACGGTTCTAAAGTTTCTGTTAAAAAAGAATTTAGGTGCACACTTCCAAAAGATGAAGTGAAAAGAGATGCAGCCTACCAATGGCTTCGTGATCAAGGGTTAGGAGATATTATTAAAAACAATATCTTTGTAACTTTTGGTAAAGGAGAAGATGACAAGGCGAAACAATTGTTGGACCTTGCGGCAGAAAATGGCTTTCAACCACAGCAGAAATCTGATGCGGCGTGGAATACATTAACTGCCCTATTCCAGGAGCGTGTTGAGTCCGGGCTCGACATGCCTTCTGATGTTTTTAACACGTGGATTAAAGACAAGACTAAAATAACCCGAAAATAAAGGAGAATATAATATGAGTAACGACGTACAAAAAAAAGACACAGGATCCGCAGCCTTATTTGGTGAGGACCTACACAAAGGTTTTGAGAATATGACGCAAGAAGATATGGCATTGCCATACGTCAGAATCTTAGGCCAACTATCAGCACAAGTAAATGAAGGTGATGGAAAATACATAGAGGGTGCTAAACCTGGTATGATTTTTAATAATGTTACCGGAGAAGTGTTTGATGGTAAAAAAGGTATCAAGGTCATTCCTTGTTATTATAAAAAAGATTACCCAGAAAAATCAGATAGAGGGGATGCTTTTGCTACCACAGTAGCAGTACATTTACCCACTAGTCCGGTAATTAAAACTGGTAAAAGAGAAGGTTCTAAAATTAGATTACCTAATGGTAACTATTTAGAGGAAACCTCTTATTACTATATTTTAATGGAGACTAAAGCGGGTGGAATGACACCAGCATTGATTACTATGAAATCTACTCAACTTAGTGTTAGTAAAAATTGGAATTCTATGATGAAAACCATACAAATTGCTGATGGTAAAGGTGGTTATGCAATACCACCAATGCATGGAGTTGTGTATAATTTGGCTTCAACACTACAAAAGAATGACAAAGGTTCTTGGTATGGTTGGGCTATTACACAAGACAGAGTCATGGGACAAGAAGATAAATCTTTATACATAACTGCTAAAGAATTTAACTCTAGTGTTTCTAAAGGCGATGTGAAGACTAAGGAAGATGCAGAAGAGAAAAGTAAAGATAGTACTCCGTACTAGATTTAATTTGGGGGGATTGAAAGATCCCCCTTTACAAAGAAAGCAGAATGAAATATATGAATAAATTCAAACAAATTTTTAGCGGATTAACAATAGCATATGGACAGTAT